ACTTTTCCAAGTTCTCGTGCTTTCCAAGAACAGGTACTACTGTTACAGATTTAGAAGAATCATTAACTGCAACTATTGCAAATGGAGCATCATTCACTTCCAATGATTTAGGAGCTTGTGATTTTGATGCTGTAGATGATCAAATTGCTATCAATCCTCCGCCTGGCATACTTGAATCATATCCATTATCCATTGAAGTATGGTTCAAGTCTGGAAATAACAATACAGGTATAGTTTCAAAGGGTAGGACAAGAGGAAGTGCTAGTCAAAGAGATTTAGATATAACAGGTACTGGAACTGATATAAGATTTCTAATTAGTAATGGTTCAGGATATAATTTCATACTGGATGCTACTTATCCATCTTTAAATGTATGGCATCATTTAGTATGCATGTGGGATGGAACAACAACAACAAATGGCGCAAAAATGTATTTAGATGGCTCTTTATATGCTCAAGCAACTTCAACGGGTACAAGTTTTGCTACAGGAGATGGTATATACATAGGCGGTAACAGATCAGGTTTCTTTTTTGATGGACCGATTGCTGTGACAAGATTCTATAACAAATCTCTTTCAGCAGATGAAGTATCCATTAATTATAATGCGTTAAAAGAAAGATTTGGGCTATGAGTAATACTAGAAAATATATTATATTTGATATTACTGAATTAAATACTATAGATTTTAATCAGGTATTAGAAACATCAAGTGACACTGTTATATATAATGTAGCTGAAACACAAACTATAGTAAAATATTTAGGTGATATGCCATCCTCAGTACAATCTTTAACTACTAAAGAAGGACCATATACACATACACAAATTATGAATATTATAACAGGTTCTGCTTGGACCGATCCTAATGCAGAATAATTAAATTTTGTAGTTTAATAAAAATATATTATATTTATTATAGTAAAAATAAGTCATGATAAAACAAAAAAAAGTTACTAAACAAGAATTAGAATCTATTAATACTATCAAAGAACAACAAAATACTTTAATTAGTAATCTAGGATTAGCTGAATATCAGCTGAAGTTTTTAGAGCAACAAAAAAATGATTTAATGGTAGAATTATCTAAAACTGAAATAGAATTAGATAAACTATCAAATAATTTAAAAGAAAAATATGGAGATGTTTCTATTAATATGGAAACAGGTGAATTTATTAACGAAAATAAATAGATATTTATATTTGATATAGATAAAAATAATATACACTAAGTATAGTGTAAAGTTTCTTGAATAATTAGTTTTGTAAATAAATAAGATATTTATTATTATAGCAAAACAACAAAAATGGCAGAGACATTATTATCACCAGGTGTATTAGCAAGAGAGAATGATCTTTCTTTTATTCAACAACAACCTGTTCAAGCTGGAACAGCAATCCTTGGACCTACAGCTAGAGGCCCAGTTTTAAGACCAACCCTTGTTACATCATATTCTGATTTTAAAAATAGATTTGGTACTACTGTAGAAAGTGGTAGTAACGAGTATACATATCTTACTTCTATTGCAGCTTATAATTTTTTCCAGCAAGGAGGTACTACATTATTAGTAACTAGAGTTGCAACAGGATCACATACTCCTGCAACTAGTTCATTTGTTTCTTCAAGCTTACCTGCAACACCTAATGCTTTTATCTTAGAAACTTTAGCAGATGGTACTGATCAAAATAGTGTAGGACCAACTGGTACTAATCAAACACTACTAAGCGGATCTGATGAAAATTTAAGATGGGAAATTGTTAATCCTAATACTGCATCAGGTACTTTTACTCTCTTAATTAGAAGAGGAGATGATAGCATTAATGAAAAAGTTATTTTAGAAACTTTTACTGATCTTACTTTAGATCCGTTTTCAAATGACTTTATAACTAAACGTATAGGTGATTTAACATCTACTTTAAATACATCTGAAACACAATTCTTCCTACAGCAAACAGGTACGGAACCAAATAGATCTAGATATGTAAGAGTTAAAGAAGTAAATGCTCTTACCCCTAATTTCTTTGATAATGATGGAGTTGCTAAGCCTGCTTTAACAGGGTCTATTCCTATTGCAGCTAGTGGTACTTTTGGTGCAGCTACTGGAGATTTATTCGGACCTAGAGCAGCTAATTTTTATACTGCTATTAATGCTACCGATACACAAGGACTAGTAGCTGAAAACTATGATCAAGCTATTAATCTTTTAAATAATAAAGATGAATATAGATATAATCTATTAGTAGCTCCAGGTCTTACACTACAAGATCACTCTTCGCAATTAACTACTATAGCTAACAATGCAAGATCAAGAGGTGATTTTATGTTAATTGCTGATCCTGTAAGATATAGTAGTACTATATTGAATGTAATAACTCAAAGTACTGTACTTAATAATTCCTATTCTGCAGTGTACTGGCCATGGCTACAAGTAATAGATCCAGATAGAGGATCAACAGTATTTGTTCCACCATCAACTATTCTTCCAGGTACTTTTGCATTTAATGATTCAGTTGCTGAACCATGGTTTGCACCAGCTGGTATTAACAGAGGTACTCTTAATGGTGTTATAAGAGCTGAAAGAAGATTAACTCAGAATAATAGAGATGAACTTTATGATAATAATGTTAATCCTATTGCTACTTTCCCTAACGCTGGTGTAGTTGTATTCGGACAAAAGACTACTCAGAAAAAAGCCTCAGCATTAGATAGAGTAAATGTAAGAAGATTATTGATTGCACTTAAATCATTTATTTCTCAAGTAGCTGACAATTTAGTATTCGAACAAAATACTATAGCAACAAGAAATAATTTCTTATCTCAAGTTAATCCATATTTAGCATCAGTACAAGAAAGACAGGGTCTTTTTGCTTTCAAAGTTGTAATGGATGAAACAAATAACACACCAGATGTTATAGATAGAAATCAATTAGTAGGACAAATATTCTTACAACCAACAAGAACAGCAGAATTTATTATTCTTGATTTCAATGTATTACCAACAGGAGCAGAGTTTCCAGAATAAAAAATAAGTTCTTAGATATTTATAATAAAGATTAAAATATAAAACATGCCAGTACTAGATAGTAACGAAATATTTTTTACCGCGTTTGAACCTAAACAGAAGAATAGATTTATTATGTTTATGGATGGTTTTCCAACATTTATGGTTAAAGGTGTTGGAGCTATCACAGTTGAGAACGGAGAGGTAAAACTTAATCATATTAATGTATATAGAAAAGTTAAAGGAACAACTACATGGGGAGATGTTCAAATAACTCTATATGATCCGATTACACCATCAGGTGCTCAAGCTATTATGGAATGGGTTCGTTTACATCACGAATCAGTAACTGGTAGAGATGGATATTCTGATTTCTATAAAAAAGATTTAACATTTAACGTTCTTGGTCCTGTAGGAGATATTGTATCTGAATGGATTATGAAAGGTGCATTTATTAAAACAGCTAACTTTGGAGATTATAACTGGGGAGATGAAAATGCAGCTCAAGAACTTACAATGACAGTAGGAATGGATTACTGTGTATTAAACTTCTAAGATTAATTTAAAGGTTTTAAAAAATAGTTTTAAAAAATAAAATTTATGGCAACAACTAAATTCCCGTCTGAGATCGTATCTCTTCCTTCTAAAGGTGTATTATATTCTAAAGATTCTCTACTTGCTAAAGGAGAAATAGAGATGAAGTATATGACAGCTAAAGAAGAAGATATTCTTACCAATCAAACTTATATTGAAAAAGGTATTGTAATTGATAAATTAATTAAATCCTTAATAGTATCAGATATTAACTATGATGATCTTTTAACAGGAGATAAGAATGGTATAATGATTGCTGCTCGAATTCTTTCATATGGTAAAGAATATACTTTTACTATGAATGGAGAAGAATATACTGTTGATTTAACAGATTATAAAGAAAAAGACTTACATCCGGAAGTTAAAAAAGGTATTAATAATTTTTCATTTACTTTACCATATTCAAAAATACCTGTTACATTTAAGCTTTTAACTCACAAAGATGAACGAAATATTGAGCAGGAAATTAAATCTCTTAAAAGAATAAAATCTTCGGAAAGTTTTTTATTATCAACTAGATTAAAGCATATGATTACTTCAGTTGGAGATCAGGATGATAGTAAAACTATTAGAGAATTTGTTGATAAAGAATTGCTTGCAATGGATGCTAGAGCATTAAGAAAATATGTAAAAGAGATAGCACCAGATATGGACTTATTTTTTTTTACAGAAGGAAGCGATAAACCTATCAGCCTCCCAATTACTATCCAGTTCTTTTATCCTGACGTCGAGTGAGGCATTAGAGTATAGAAAAAATCTTTTTACAGTTATACATCAGATTGTATTTCATGGTAATGGTGGATACGATTTTGATACTGTATATAACTTACCTATGTGGTTAAGAAAATTTACTTATCATGAAATTAAAAATTATTATGATAAGGAGAAAGAGCAATATCAAAAAGCTAGTAGGGGAAATAATACTACCACATTAGTTAATCCAGATGGGACTATAAATAAACAAGAGTTTAAAAACGCTCAACCTCGTGCTCCAATTTATAAATAATTTATTTGCTAGATATTTATTATTATGGCATTAACACCAGAACAACAAAAAGTATTAAATAAATTATTAGCTGAAGGTTTAATTACTCAAAAGCAAATTAATGATGTTGCTAAAGATACAGCAGCTACTAATCAACTTATTAATGATACTCTAGAAACACAGAGTAGAATAAATCAATCAAATCTTGATACTCAATTTAAAGCTTATACTCAATCTGCAAGACTTACAGATGAAATTGAAGAGCAGTTAAATATACAAAGAAAAAGAAATAAAGAAGAAAGAGAGTTAGCTAAACTTACTAATGATATTAGCTCAACATTAAATAAACAAATAAAAGATTTTAAGAGCGTAGATAAAATTAATGCTCAAATATCAAAAAATACAGATCTACAAAAAAGAATTAAAACTGAAATAGCTAATGCTGATAGTAAATCAAAAGCTATTTTAGCTGAATATTCTAGTTTAGAGTCACAAATTACTGCTGAAGTTGAAAAACAAGATACCTTAACAGGTCAAGAGTTGATTGATAGTCAACAAAAATTAAGTAATTTATTAAATCAAGCAGATGTATTAAAAGATAATTTAACTTCACAGCAATCAATATTAGTAGCATTAGATGAGCAAAGTACTGCTATAGATACTGCAAACCAAGCTTTAGAAGCTCAAAAAGATAATGTAAAAGATATAAATAAAAGGTTAGGATTATCAGGCGGAATAGTTAAAGGAGCAACTAAATTATTTAGAGGATTAGGTATAGATTCAGCAGCTGATCAAATGGGTGGGTTAAATGAGGAGCTACAAACGATGGCCGAAGAAGGAGCTAGCTCAGGAGATATAATGAAAAAATCTTTTACTGGATCAACAGATGCCCTTAAAGAAGGCTTGAAAGATCCTTTAACACAAATAACTTTATTAGGAGCTGCTGGTATAGGTATTTTTAAAATGCTTTTAAATTTTGCGTTAGAAGCTGATAAAGGATTTGGTCAGATAGTTAAACAAACGGGATTACAGAATGATGCAGCATTAAAAGTAAGAGATAATATATCTCAACAAGCAGCAGCTACGGATAATCTTTTTATAAATTCTAAAAATTTAACAGAATCATTTAATACTCTAACACAACAAACTGGAATGTTAGCTGATTTTGGAGGTCAAACATTAGAAACATTTACCTCTTTAAATAAACAGTTAGGATTATCAGAAAAAGGAGCTACTCAACTTACAATGCAAGCTAGAATGCAAGGTAAGAATACTGAACGAGTATTAGAAAATACCGTTGGAGTAGTAAATCAAATAAATAAACAAAATAAAAGTGCTTTAAGTGCTAAAGAAATATTAAACGATGTTGCTGAGGTTTCTGCAGATATAGCTGTATCTCTAGGTCAAAATCCAGAAGCAATTGCTGCTGCGGTAGCAGAAGCTAAACTATTAGGTTTAAATCTAGATGAAGTTGCGGGTATAGCAGATGGATTACTTAATATACAAGGTTCCCTTCAAGCTGAAATGGAAGCAGAATTAATATTGGGTAAAAATTTAAACTTAGAAAAAGCAAGAAGTTTAGCTTTAGATAATGATATGGCTGGATTAGCTGAAGAACTTCGTAATCAAGAAGAGATAATGCTAGCTTTTAGAACTGGAAATAGAATAGAGCAAGAAGCTGCCGCTAAAGCTTTAGGATTATCTAGAGAGCAAATGGGTCAAATAATTCAACAACAGGATTATTTAAATTTAAGTCAGGAAGAATATACAGCTGCATATGGTGAACAATCATATGAACAAATGCAACAATTAGATGCTCAAGAAAAAATGAATGCATCAATGGAGCAATTTAAAATGGCTATGGCTGATGTTGCTGTACAAATGATTCCGATTATAGAAGGTATTGCAAATTTTATATCAGGTTTAGCAAAAGCAAAAGGTGGAGCAGGAGCATTAGTAACAGTGTTAGGAGTAATCGCAAGTCTTTCAGTAGCAGCCTCTATTGCAAAAATTATTTCATCTTTTGCTCAAATACCAATGGGGGTTGGTATACCACTAGGTATAGCTGCTTCTATCAGTATGTTAGCATTAATTAGTTCTGCAAAAGCTAAAGTAGCTAAAGCAACTCAAGCAAAAGATTTAAGACAAAGATCAGGTCAAAAGGCAGTAATGTCTCAAACTTTAGGTGGATTAGAACCAGTATTACCTGCACCTGAAGATGATATAGTAATGGGTCCAGGAATTTTAAATAAAGTTGAAAGAGCAGAAGCAATGGATAGAAATCCAAGACCTGGAATAACAAACTCAGTATTAGAATCAAAAGCTCAAGCAAAAGAAAAAGTAATAGTTAATAATGATAACTCTGAATTAGTTAAACAAAATAGTGAAATGATGGCAATGTTTAAATCTATGAATCAATCTTTAAACTCTATCAATAAAAAAGAATCGAATGTTTACCTTGGATCTGAACAAGTACAAAATAATCTTAATAGATCTACTGCAGGATTAAGGTAATTTATAAATTATTATATTTATAATAAAATACAATGGGATTAAAAGATAAACTTACAAACGAAGGCTCAAGCTTCTCATATAATAATGGAGGAAATGCTGCAACATTAGATGGATCTTTAGATCAATCAAAATTACATGGTGATCCAAATGGAGGACCAGGTTACTCTTTAGATGGTAGTAGTTTTAATCAAGTAAATAACTCTTATCAACAATATCAAGATGGAGCTACTAATTTCTTACCACAACCATCTCAATTAGATACTAATGGTGTTACACCAAGTGGACCTTTAAAAGCACCTAATACTATCTCAGTAAATAATACTTTTGCAAACGGTACATATAGAAATAATCTACCTGAAGGTGCTCAGACTTTTTAAAATAGGTAAAAATGAGCTTGTTAGGATCTTTCAAAGACGGTACTCAAACCGATCTTACATCTTTAAAGTATGGTAATGACCGAAAAGGTGGTGGATCTTCTAATGAACCATATATTTTTAATCCTATACTATCAAATGTAATACCAGGTACATTTAATAATTTATTACAACCTCTCCCTGTAGGTACTAATATAGATGGAATCGTTAGAGGTGGACTTGCTGGACCCTTACATGCAGCCGATGATGTAAAACGAATAAGCAGAAAACTATTTGATAATAAAAATATATCTGGTACTTTATTTACAATAAAACAGCAAGTTTTATCTAAAATAGCTCCTCGCACCCAACATTCTAAAGGTCTATTAAATGAAGGTATTTATAGTCCATTAAATACTCTAGCCCAAGTAGGTGGAGGATTTTTAGGATTTCATACTGAAAAACAAGGACCTATTGTAGGAGTTACTAATCGATATTTAGACTCTGTAAAACCTACCTTAAATATACCAACAACCCAATTAACTTCCATACCTGAAGGACCAGCATTACCAAACCAACCTACACCAGATATAGATAACGATGGTATTCCTGATACTATAGATGTTAATTCCATTAATCCACCAACGATTGGAAGTAATAGTAGATTAGCGGGATTATTTTTTGTACATCAAGAAGGATTTCCTGTAAAAAATAAAGCATTATTTCCATTTAAACTACACAATCCCCTAATTAATGTATATTCATATAGAGGTGGTCCAAGCTCAGTTTTAGGTTTAGGTAGGACTAATCTTAAATTTGCAACTACTATAACGGGTGCTCCTATTAAAATTGAAAAATTTAATACTAATAGTTTTACTGATGGAGTTAACAAAAACTATATCGGATCAGGAGCTGAATATCGATTAGCATTTTTATATAGACACCAATATAATACTTTTAATTATCGCGAAGATACTGGATTTTTTACAGGTAAATATTTTTTTAATTTAGCTAAAAAACAAGATAATCAAACTTTATTAAAAACTGTACCACTTTCAAAACAAAAAAAATCATCCTTTAGCTTTAGATTACCATTTATTGAAAGTCCAAGATTCATAAATAGATTAGTAAATTATTATGGAATATACTACAACAAGTATGTCCCAGGAGATCCTAATTCTATTCCAATTACAAGGATTGACACTGGAATTACAACCACTACTTTAGGTACTGATAAAAATAATCAAGTACCTTTAAGAACTGCAAATAGTAATCCAACTAAAGACTTTCAGTGGAATATTACTCAAATTAAAGGTGTTGAAAATAACCAATCTATAAACGATAGTAGTATTTTAGAAAGTGCTCCTACAATACGAGAGAACTTTACTAGAAGAATTAATGCATATGCAAATTACGCTCCTTCATATTCTCCTAACAATATAATTGATAATAGACTAGGTTTAGGAAATCCTGGAGGTCGTAATTCAAAAACTGCATATCAACAACCAGGAAGTGCAGTTCGGTATGATGATATAGATTTAACAATAAATACTCCTAATGATAATAATAGTACACGCACTAGAGAACAATTAAATGCTGCATTAGATAAATTAAATGCTCTTGGAGTGTATGGTCCTACTAGAGATATGGTAACTGGTCAAGTAGGAGGTAATTCTATTATACCTGTTGACGACTTAGTTAAATTTAATATAGGGGTAATATCAAATGGTAATGCAAGTAGATCTAGATTTTTACACTTTAGAGCCTTTTTAGGGGATATAACTGATGATTATTCTTCTAACTGGGATACTCATAATTATGTTGGTAGAGCAGAAAATTTTTATAATTATACCGGTCAGTTTGAAAGAAATATTTCTTTATCGTTTATAGTAGCAGCACAATCTAAAGCTGAACTTATTCCGATGTATAAAAAATTAAACTTTTTAGCATCAGCTATGGCTGGAGATTATACAGGAGCAGGATATTTAGCTGGGAATTTAATGGAATTAACTATAGGTGGTTATGTATATAGAACACCTGGATTTTTAAAAGGTATAACTTATACTCTAAAGCAAGGATATCCGTGGGAGATAGGTTTAACTAGAGGAGCAGGAGAAGGATTTGGTATTGATACTACTGTTAAAGAACTTTGTCATTATGTAGAAGTTTCAGGATTTAACTTTACTGTAATACACGACTTCCTACCAACATTAGCTAAAACTCCTGATATTACTACTAAAAGATTTATATCTTTACAAGATATTTATGGTAATAGCTATAATACTTTTGGTAATAGACCTGAGAATGAAATAGTTCAAGAAAAATTAGCTGAGTTAGAAAGAAATAGTGAAACTAATACACCTGAAACTTTACCAGAAGATCCAGGAGATATTTTATTTGATCTTTCAGGACTAGGAGAAGAGTTACAACAAGCTGCATTTGTTGATGATGATGTAGTTATTACTACACCAACTAATAATGAAAATAATACATCACCTAATCCAGATATTCCTAAACCTAATGCATCAGCACAATCTACACGAGAACCTAGCGTTCAAGGAGGAGGATCAATAATTGATGCAAGAGAAAACGATATTGTTACTGTTGATGTTGGACAAGGCCCTCAGGAAGTTACAATAACGCAATTTTTTCCAGGTCTTGGTGTCTTTGGTACTGCAGCTGATGGTAGTGTAGTAGATTTAACTCCTTTCTTTGAACAAGATCCTGATTTTGCAGATACTTTAGATGAAATAGTAGTAAAACCAAGAGAAGAGGCAGCTACTATAGAAATAGAGCCATTAAGCTTAACTGAAATAGCTGCTCCTATAAATACACCTGAAACTATAGAAAAAGTAGATGAAATACCTCTTGACTTTGGAGATGATTCAAAAGAGGCTAAAAATTATTCTGATTTCAGAGATAAATTAAATTAATAAATTTTTAATATGGGTAGATATACTAGTGTAAAAGTAATGAATGATAGGGATTATAAAAAAGAATTATATGTTAATCAAAAATATCCTATACCACCTTTAGATCCTAATGATATATATGTTTATGCTAATGAAACTGATAGATATGATATATTTGCTGATAAATTTTACGGTGATTCTACGTTATGGTATATTATTTCTTTAGCTAATACTGAAAGTAATACCAATATGGCTTCTATATATCCACCAGTAGGTAAAAGAATTAGAATACCAATTGATTATGTTCAGTTTGAAAGTCTTTATATGCAAGGAAATCGACGTAGAGTATTTACTCAAGGTCTTAATTATAAAAACTTTAATACTGGATATGTAAGAAATATTTATAATTAAATCAAATGCCACAAAGAACAGCTCATTCAGATAGTTTTAAGCATATAATTGGTCAAGGTTTTGCATTAGATGTACAAAAAGCATTAAATAATAAGCAAAGGTTAATGGCTATTAAAGGTGATGCTCATAATCAATATTTTAATAATAATAGTCCTTGGATAAAATTAGCATCATCAGTAAAAGTCCTTGCAGATAATAATGGAAAAAATAAACTTATAAGCGCTGGCTTACCACCTAATACATTTTTAGGTAATAAACTAGCAACTAATTTTTATTTATTTTCTGAAATGAAAGCTGGTAGGGCTGAAAGAGAAACAGTAACTGTTGGGGATCTTTATAATGCTACACCTTCATTAATTCAAAAAGGAGCTGAATTTTTACTAGGAGAGGACATAACAAATAAAATAAGTAATAGTGAGATAGGATTGTACTCACACGGTCCAACAACATTTTACAGTTCAGGTAAAAATGCAGGTATTGCTGGTAGACATGGAGGTAGCTTTACTAGTGCTTATGGATTCGGAGATTTAGAGTTTGGTATTAGACCACTACCAGGTATAACAGATTTACAAATTGAAACATTAGGAAATAATGGTAGTTTAAGAAAAGCAACTCTAAAAATAAAAGCATTTAATAAAATGCAATTTAATATAATTGAATTATTATATTTAAGATTAGGATTTCATGTATTAGTTGAATTTGGAAATAGACTTTATATAAAAAATAACTTATCGGTCGGTAATGTAGGTACGACTTTAATGGAACAAAAATGGTTTGGGGATGAAAACTTTGTAGATCTTAATGATCCTGGATTAATAGGTATAGGTCAACAAATAGCACAATTAAATGAAGATATTGTAATCCAAGGTGCTAATTTAGAAAGAGCACAAAGTGAGTTTGATGCAGCCGAAAACTTGAGAAATGTAGCATCTGATGCAATAGATGAGTCATATAAAAAAGATTATGAAGCTGCCTTGAGATATGCACAGGAGGTTACTGCAGGAGAAGGACATTATCGATTATTATATAATTATAAAGATTCTGATGAACAACGATCAGCCGATTTAATAGAGTACTTAGAAATGAGAGTTGAAATGATGAAAGAAAACGATTGGCGGGAAAGTTCAATTGAGTATACATCAAGACAACTCGAA